ACCGTTTATGAAGGCTTGACCATTTGACTGTAGGCTTGCCTCAAGGTTTCTAAGCAGCATAGCTGCTGCATCCTTGTTCATCCCGGCCTGGCGCTCGATCTGTGCCATTGCGTCTTCAGCAAACACAAAGTCCTTACGCTTGACTTCATCAAAGTCATAGGACGGCATAACAAACACCGTGCCTTCCTGCATAAGCTGATGAATCAGGTCGCCGGCCTTCGCCTCCACCTTCACGGTGTCTTCAAGCTCATTATTGAACCAGGCTTGGAGGATCTCTGTCTGTTCATCCTGCTTCTGATCGTTCTCCATCTCGAAGTAGATATACGGCTTCTTGCCCACAAGGCCAGCAACCAACCGAGGCTCCAGATTATCGCAGGATATGGTCGTCAAGGGGAGCGTGACGTCCGACTCACCCTCCCACAGATCAGCCGTGCGCTTTCGTTCCTGCTCATATGCGTCCACGCTCTCCTTGATTTCAGCTAGCTTCTTCTTCCGGTATGCAGACTTCTCGAATTTCTGGTACAGGTCAACGCAGTGCTTGACCAAGTGGATCCAACCCTTGTTGGCTGTCTCGGCAAGGGGTGTCATGGTATCTGATAGCTTCTTAGGCATCTAACCTCTCAGGCAACGGCCGCCAGCGCAAGGGCGTGATAGTTAATTCAAGACCAGACTGATTGATCCACCGCGACTTGTCGTACACCACAATAGCCCAATAGGAGCCGAATATGTTAGCTTCAGCCATCTCTGCCAGCACGGGAGTCGTATCCTTGGGCACGTCAGCCCTCTTTGGATCATCCAATTCTGGATCTACACTTACCCAATCCTCAGAATCATAACCGTGGGCGTCTAGGGTCATCTGTCTATCATCTCCAGGTACTTAGGGAACGTCACCAGCCTGCTGGCCCGGTCCATCTTTACAGATGTAATAGACCCGTCCGTCTCGCTGGGCTTGTTAATGCTTACATACTGCTTGCCCTGCTTGAGGTACTTGTACCAGTTCGTGTGCGTGTAATCGTGCCAGTGATCCTTTAGCTGGAACAGGGTGTAGACTGTTTCCATAGTATCTTTCCTTGCTGATTCAACCAGCGGAAGCGCTTCGTGGTATGCTGCGACGAGAGCCTCTACCATGCCCTCTCCGTTACCCACGGTCAACCTGCGCCTTTTTGATACATTCATCAACCGTGTCAATCACCGCTTCTGTCAATGCCGGACTGAAAAACTTGTAACAATCGTCACACATCACAACTTCATAATTAGCCGCTTTTCGCAGTTCATATAACCATTTAGGGATTGTTGATTTAACAGTAATCCCACCACAAAAAGAACAAAATCTTTCAACTGGCCTTGGATTCGTATATGTTTCTTTGCCTTCTAAAACGATCGCTGTGTTATCCATCGTCGATACGTTATCCACGACTCACACTCCCATGCTTCTTGAAATATTCGACTTGCTTTAACCTCTTCACCGCCTGTGCCTTACTCGCATAAGGTCCGCCTAGCTTCTTACCGGACTCGCTCAACACGTACCACTTGCCGCCTCGCTTGCGGATCATTGAAACCTCTTGTAAAGTAATGGGTTTGTGTCTACAAAGAGAAAGGGATATTTAACCTTTGCTTCAGATAAAGACATTTGGGGAATTATCATCCCCTCTGGCACCACTGGGAATAGCCGGTGCTCAAAACAAAAAGAATATCCATCAAGCATGCTCTCGGAACGCATCCCAACAAGATTGGCATGTTCCGGGTTGAATCTAACCACTTGGCTAACTGTCAGGTCAGAAAAGCGGGTATTGTGTAACATACAAATGTCGTATATTGTTTCTTCCGTAATAGTCACAATTAGTCTGCGTTTTTCTCTAATCAATTCATCCTCTCTTTATCTTCTTTACAAAAAGCCAAATAGCAGCCCCTAATGACAAAATTGCTATCGCGGTAATGAGATAAGAACACAATACCCACACCTTCCATGTCATCTCAATCAATTAACCCTTCCCCCTGGCGATAGTATCGCTGGCCTGGCAGTCACAATGTTGCTCTCCTCCTTGGCCTGCCTCTGCTTCTCGGCCCTCAGACTGGCACGCATGCCATCTGTAAGCATTTGAATAGCCATCAGTGGCTCCTGGTTCGTCTGAACCGTAATCGTATTGTTGTCCAGCAGGTACACCGTCACCTTGGCAACTACCTGTGGAGGCTTGCCCGGACCAGTGCCGTTGCCTCCGTCACGCCTCTGCTGTTTAGCTTTCTTGCCTCTCAATGCGTGTAAACCTCCTGATAGTCTGACCGCCTGTCCCTCTCCCTAGATGCAATGTTGTTGAACAGTACGGAATCGGTTTCTTCCTTTCCGTATCCTGTAGGAAACAAAATGCTTGCTAAGTATTGTCCGGCATCATGGATATGGCTGTACTCATTCTTCTGCGGCTCAGGCCGGAAATAGCCAGTATCCCCTATCTCTGGGTAACAGTATCCACCTAGAAAGCCTGCAATGACCATAGGGCACTCTGTAGGGTCGATCAGGATAGAAGCCTTGCCTTTTATCGTCTTATTCAGCCTGCCTGCCGCAGCCTCGCGCCGGATCTTGAAGGTCTGGATGCCGTCTTGTATCTTGATCCCTGTTGCACGCCTGATATATTCCGCAGGGCTGCCCTTGAGCGTGTCCCTAATCTTGCCAGCGGGGTCTCCAATATCCCTATAACTCGTGTCTGCAGGAAAGTTCTGAGCACACCAGACATGCACCATCTCGGCAAAGTCTTCGATGCCGATGTCAAACCCGCAGAACTCTTTCAGCCAGAACCATTGGCCTATGCTGTTGACGTAGGTGATAATGCAAGCCGGGTTGAGTCCAGTGTTGTCCCAACCACGGAAGATTTGCCTGCCATGCCTTACACCTTCCGCAGCTAGGGGCAACAAAGGTATCTTTGACACGTGGAACGCCTGATTAAACTCAGGGTAAACCGTCTTGCCTTCAAAAGCCTCCACCCAGGAACAATAGTATTCCTGCTGGAACAGGGCCTCGCCCCTGGAAGGCCCAAACTGCGCTATCATCTCCCGGCGCTCTGCCTCTATGGTGTCTTCATCGAAGACTGGCGTATCATCGACCGTCAAAAGTTCGCAGTGCCAGGCAGGGTCTATCAAGGCGAAATCGTAGGTGGTCTTTCCGTGGTTTCGTCCTCTGGGGGTGTAGATGAAGAGTGCCCATCCCTTGTTTTCCGCCAGAATGGGACGAAGATAAGCCCAAGCATCCGGTTTGGCGACGGCCCATTCACTAAATACAACCCCCGCAGGGGGAGATCCGACCAGTGAATCGTAATTATCCGATCCGACAAGCTGCCAAGTAGAGTTGTTAGGAAAGTCAATTATCATCTCCTGATTGCGGACTCGTTTGCATATCTCTGGGGGAAAGGTCTCCTCGATCCTCTTGCGGCCACTATGGGGATTGACAGCATCCCATATAACCTTACGGGCCTGTCCATACTCCGGCAGCATGTGCCAGTAGGTCGCGGGGCGCTCCAGGGCGGCCACAGAGGCCCATCTAAGGGCGATCTCGTCCTTGCCCCACCGCCTATGGGCAACCTGGGCAGCACGCTTGCCACCGCCTTCTAAGTAGCTCCACAGGTTCATCTGATCATACCGGGGTTTCCAGTCGTTAGCTGGGATTCTGATTGTGGGCATTTATTTACCCCATTCCCATTGATATTTGCGGGGAATGCTCTTTAGCTTCTTGTTAATTTCATCGTTTACGCAACTGTGGTATATATTATCGTCTTTATCTCTGTGTTGAGCACACCACGGGTCAAATTTGGCATCATGAAGCCATTCTTGTTCTAATGCTCGACGCAAAACATTTCGCTCAGTATCAAAGGAAGAAATTCTCATTGCCAAGATTGCGCACCACATAATAGCCACTGCAGCTATGATTGTTATAGACAGCTTGCTCATTTATTCTACTGTCTCATTCTGTCTCAAAATGCTAGCACTTTGTTAGGTTTTTGTTGGGTCTCAAAAACTATTTGTTTCGTCTATGCCAAATTTCCCTATGATTTCAACAAGGTTAACATAATACCTATTATCGTCACTTATCAGAATCTTCTATGAGACCAGCACTTCCCGCGGTAATTTCTTCGCTCTTGGGAACATTTGCAATTTCACCATAGCGAACAACCTGAATGTTGATCCCACCCTCAACACGAAGGTCTCTGTTATCCTTCCAACCAAATACGTTCTTGCCCATAAAGATTGTAAATGCAGGATTATACAGTCCTTTCAGGCTACATTCCTTCCACATTTCCTCCTGCATCTGCTTGGCTTTTTTATATGCTTCGGAAAAGGTAGGATGTACTTTCTTCCACTCGTGCAGCGTATCAACATGAACTCCTATCTTTCGTGCAAATCCCTCAAAGAACGGTAAACTATTTGCAACT